ATTAATAAAGTTGATTTTGTACCGCAAGTCAAAAATGAAAACAGTTAATCTACCTACAACCGTATTAATTGATCCAGAAATTAGTTATGAGGCAAAAGGGGTTTATTGTTATCTATATTCACGCCAATCCCTTGATTTCCCTGTTAATCCAACAACCATAAAAGACGAAAAGAAATGGCAAAAATGTATTCGTGAGCTAATTAGAAATGGTTACATCAAAATAAATAAAAATAATGTTCTTTTTCTAAAATAATGTTATAATAAAATAGTAATCTCATAGTCACATATGACTGAAACACATTTTGGGGCGCATTGTTGGGAATCTATGTGCCTCAACCCCTTATATGCTATAATATAATTGATCGAATCAGATTATAGGCTATACACCACACACTCCGTATGGCCTATAACTTGCTTTTAAGTTTAGGAATCATGTATAATTATTATTGAATTTGTTTAGAGGCTACATATATTTTATGTGGCCTTTTTTTTTGTTGACACGAAATACATATACACATATAATACTAATATAAACAAATTCACTACCAATAATAGTGAAATTCTAATATTAAGGAGTTCCTATGAACAAACAAAGACACATTATATTTTTTACGAGTTTACTGCCCACACTTAACGCAAAAGAGGCTTTATTTATGAGTTTTATGATCAGTGAATTTTTATATGCTAATAAAGACTGGTTTTTAGTTACTGCCGATCAAATGTTTCAAAATACTGGGTTATCTAGAACGCAACAACTACCGATTAAAAAACGCTTGTACGATCTTGAGATGCTAGAGACTGAGCGTCGAGGCTCACCCCCTAAGAATTGGTATATAATTAACTCAGACAAGCTAAAAAGATATATCCCAGAGGTTGTATGATGTGGAAGGTTCCTATACCACAAGATATCGACGATTGGTTTGGTTCTGACGTAATCGCCAGAGAGCTTTTTATACGATTACTACTAAAGGCTAGGGTTAATGACGCAGAAACACCATCAATGATTCATGGAATACAATATCAGCTTAAAAGAGGGCAAGTTTTATTTAGCAGAAAGTCATGGTCTGACGCACAACAACGGGACGGTTCGGTCACAACAAAAGCACTATACCGTCTCAGGGATAAGCACAAGTTAGTCACAACAGAAAGCACAACAAAATTTACCATAGTTTCAATACAAAATTACGATGAAATAACATCCATGAGAACAACAGATAGAACAACAAACGAACAGCCTATCGAACAACAAACGAACAACAAACGAACAGGTTGCGAACAACACACGCACACAACTAAAGAATATAAGAAAGAAAGATATAAGAAAGAAAGAGAAGATAATAGTATAAATACTATTGTCGAAAAGAAGTCAAATCACTATGACTTAATTCTCGAATCTTGGAATGCATTTGCCAAAAGTAATGGGTTATCAGAAATTAGACAGCTAACAATTAAACGCATAAGTGGGATTAATGCGCGTCAACGTGAAGATGGGTTTGATCTACAAGAAATATACAATTGCATACAAGAATCTCCGTTTTTGCTGGGAACGAACAACAAAGACTGGAAGGCCGACTTCGACTGGGTATTCTGTAGCCCTAATAACTGGCTTAAAATTGTTGAAGGTAAATACAAATCAAAGCCTAACGTTTCGCAAGAAGATAACTTGAGAAATATTTATGAAGAATTGATTGGAGGAAAATAAATGATGAATAAACGAATTTTTATTATGGCAACAGTGTCATTAATTATATATAGTGTTGCACTTGCAACTGATCAAGTAATTCTTGTATATGGTTTACCAATTATATATATGCTAGGGGTGTCTGCATGAATAAAGAATTATTAAACGAAAATTTAAATCAAATATTGGAGGGATTAAAGACGGTTATTGATACCGCAAATGCTGAACTACCAGCTATTCTAGAGGAGATTATTAGATGGGGGATGTTTAAATATAGCGTTTTGACAATTATTAGCCTTGTATGTCTATTATTATTTGTTGGCACGATAATACTTTTTATAAAAAACAATGAAGAACCGGAAGCCATTGCTTACACTGTATTGCTATCATTAATAGCACTAATCCCTTTCATTTATAATCTTAGCAAGTTACTTTTTGTTACCATATCCCCAAAACTATACATCATCCACTATCTAAAGGATTTAATTTAATGAATAACTACGAAAAAACAGTGACCGCAATGATACTAAAAGCATATGCCCTAGTAGGACAAGAAAACAAACAAATACAAATAAAAGCATTGGCTGAAGCAATTATCGAAAGGCATATTGATTTAAAATTGCTTAATGAAGCATTAAATAAACACGCTGAGACATCGGAATTTGCCCCAAGATTAAAAAATATTATTGATTATGTAAACGATATACCAGATGCCCTAGTAAATGAGTTTTTAGAGCGTTTTAGAAAGCAATCAAGAAACCATTATGATTGGAATCCCATTGATGATGATGTTTATACCATTAAGCAGATTATTGGGAAGCAACGGTGTGAGGATTGTCTAGCTGAACATTGGGTGTTTATTGAAAAGGAAGCTAAAGAATTATATAAAGACTTGAGAAATAATAAGATCGAGCTTTTAGAAAGTCCTAATAAGCATAATATTAAACAGATTGAAGGCTCTAATACGGTATATATTGAGGCTAAAAAGAATGTGTTGAATGGGGTTAATCCATTAAAGAAATTATTGGAGGAAGTCTGAAATGAAGATACTTAATAACGGTTATTTACACTTGAAAAATGCATGTCTAAAACAAAATTTAGGTGAAAAAAAATACCAAGAATATCGTGAAAACTTAAAACAATATGTTGATATATGTATTGTAAGTACTAAACACGATTTATTGCTAACTGATATTGAACAAGGATTAACAGATCATCAAAAAAGAAGGTTAGATTGTGAAAAAAAAATTATTGCTCTAACAGACTTTACAGTTCTTGATGACATAAAACATCAATTTAATAAATTAAAACACAAATATCTTTTAGATCAGGATTCTATCGAAAAAGTTAATAATGATAGATTTCATTTTTCGATTAGTAATACAATCGCATCACGCCAACTGTTTGCTCTGCGATACATGGCAAATGAGATTTTTTAATTATGCACAAGATTGAAAAAAAAATTAAATTATTAAGTGTTAATGAGGTATGGCAGGGTAGAAGATATAAAACGAAAAATTATGACTCATACGAAAAAACGCTGTTGTATACCCTGCCAAATGAAAAAATAAATCTTATCAAATCTTATTATATAATTTTTATTTTTAATTTTTCAAATAAATTATCCGATTGGGATAATCCAATAAAACCATTACAGGATATTTTGCAAAAAAAGTATGGTTTCAATGATCGTGATGTAAAAATAGCTTTAGTATATAAAAAGATCGTACCTAAAAAGGATGAAGGATTTATTGTTTACATTGGCGATTCTAACAACTTTTATGATGATTTAGAAACTATAAAAAAACAACAAAAAATAGAATAGTTAAATTTAAAAAAATTAATAACAAAATACCGGTCTTGAATATATCAATAACCTTGTCGATGTTATCCCAGCGATTTTTGGTGATATCCTGTATATTTGTAATTTTTTCGTTTAGCTGATCGCATTGCTTTTTTAAATTTGTGACGTTTGTTTTTTTTATTGTTGTAGTATCTTCTAATGACATAACTTTTTCCAAAATTAATTAATGTCATAATGATTATTAGTTCAATTATGACTTTACTTTTAACACCATAAAAGAAATATGCCAAAGGAGCAGCAATAAATACGTTGATTGCAGTATCAGATACAACTTGCATTGTAGTTTCTACCAAACTTTGGTTTTTACTTTGCATTTTTTGTTAATGCAAGGCAAAACATACGGACATCTTTAGGGCTTAAATTTGTTTTTAAGTCATTTTTTGTAATTGCGTAAGCGTGTTTTAAAATTGGTAAAAACAATTCGGAACAAAAATATTTATCTGATTCATGCACTTTTTGGCCAAAAAATCCAAATATAACACCAAAGAAGTCATATTTTTTACCAAGCATTGACTCAAATTCATCAACAATTTTTTTAATAATCTTTTTATCTAAATGTAATTGTAATGTGTAAGCAATGTCATTTCTTGGGTTAGCATATCGCGCTACACCACTAAAAAATTCTGATTCATAATACTTTTTATCTATCTCAAAACTAACATGATAATAAATATCATTTGAGAATATTTTGATTATGCTTGTTGTGTATTTTAGTATATTCCACCATTTGTATTCTTTTTTGTGAAAGTGTACTTTTATCATGCTTCGACTTCGAGTTTACCGGCCATTTTATATAGCAGTTTTTTCATGTCGTTAAGCTCATCTCGAACTTCTTTAAATTGTTCGTCTGTATGATCTCTATATTCTGACATTGTTTTTTTAAAATTGTTTAATTGTGTGGTCATTTTATACACATAGAAACCCATTCCTGCATATAGTATAACAAAAACATATGCCTGACCGTTAGGACTTTTCATGATTTCTAATAATGCAGGGATGAGTTCTAATAGTTCCATTTTATAGCTTTATACAATACATAACATTAATGTTTTTTGGTCTTGTTTCACTTGTGATCCGTGCTGTTCCGTACGTCGAATCTGTTGTAGCGTGTTGTACATAATCGTTACCGCTTTGAGTTGTAGCACTTGCAGCTTCTCGCATTTCCGCACTATCGCCTCCCCCACTTGGATTTGATCTTGTTAGGTCAGAAGCGGCAAAAAATTGATGATGATGGCCTTGTAAAGCGTCCGCTTGTTTCGTACCAACCGCATCGCCTGTCGTGCCGTCGCCTCGATCAGTTCTTGACGCTGCGTCTGGGTCTGTTCCTGCTGTATTATCATAACCTCTTAAAAATTGGCCTCTGTAATCAGGTAAATTAAACGTGGTACTTCCATCACCATTACCATATATAACGCCTAATTCCCCAAATAAACGTGCGTGTGTCGTTCTACTAACTGCTGAACCGTCGCATTCAATATACCCTTTAGGGGCTGATGTTAAAGCTGTACTAATAATAGTTCCAGTAGGTTTATCATCTTCGCGAAAATTAAGGTTTATTCTTGTTGCGCTGACTGCTCGGCCAATCTCTACAGGGTATAAACTTGGTTTGGTTGCTGTTATCGATCCACTTGTTCCTATGTAATATATGGTACCGGCTGTTAATGAACTAAACGAATTATAAAACCCATAGTCAATTTTAACCGTTCCACCGCTTGATACAGTGGTATTACAAACGCCCACAACCGCTGTAATACCGGCACTTGTTGAATTGTCTGCTTTATACGCTTGTCCACCAATAATTCTCACAACATCACCTGCTGTAAGGTTTTCACCTGCTGTTATTGTCGAAAATTGATCGGAGGGTATGCCAACGTAACTTGTAGCTGTTACTTGTGCCACGTTAAGGTCATAATTGCCATTAGCTAATATTTCTACTGTTTTGTCTATGTTCTGATCCCA